ACAGCGGGTTGAGGTAGCCCTTGCCGTAGATGCGCAGGAGCTTCGCGCCGGTGATCGGCTTCTCCAACTGGAAGTTGGCGCTGATCGTGGACTTCGTCGCCCCCTTGCGGTTCTCCATGCCGAGGGATCCGCCCTGGAGGCACTGGCGGAAAACCATCCGAAGATCATTGTTCGCGGTCGTCTTCAGGGCATCCCAGCCGAGCATGACGCGGGCCTCGTCGCCGAGGTCCGGGGGTTCGAATTCCCAGTCGAGGCCATCGCCGGCGACGATGCCGCCGTTGAAGGCGATGACGAGGTTGCGTTTGGTGATCTCCGCCAAAGCCACCTCAACGGAAGCGTCCCGCCCGGTTGTGACGCGGGCGAGGACGTCCAGCTCCTCGGCCACTTCCACATTGTCGGTGGAGATCTCGTAGTTGAAGGCGGAACCTTCATCGGTGTAGCCGAGGGTCACCCAGCCGGTGGGCCAGGCATCGTCGTAGGTATCCGGCTCTTCGGTTCCGACCGGGGCGAGGCGAAGGATGCCCGGCTTACCGAACCGGACTGCCGCCGCATGGAAATCAACCACGTGTTTTCTCCGTCCATAACGAGGAAGCCCCCGGCGCCGGATCGGCATCGGGGGCTCGGGGGTGAAGCGGGTTGTCAGGCGGAGACGGACCAGATCCGGGCGTCGACGATGTAGCGTGCGGCGTCAGTCGTCGTATCGGCCTGCCAAAGCCATAGGGCTATTTCCGCGGTCTCAAGGCGGATTCCCGGCAGTGACCAGCCGCCCGCCGGTCCAAGGTCATCGAGGGCGGTGACCAGGGCCTGGGACAGGGCGAGGGCCTGCGGCCGGGAGGTGCCCCAGCAGTCGAAGCTGATCCGCGCCATATCGCCGGGGAGATCGCCGGTGCCGACGAGGCCGCCGCCTACCCGCTGGATGATCAAAGCGGGCAGGGGGGAGGCGGCGGGCATGGCTAGGTAGATGTTGGTTCGGGAGCCGGCGGTGACCTGGGAGGCGATGGATGCCGTGGCGGTGGCCCACAGTTTGAGCGTCCCCTCGATATCGGCGTACATCTCAGGCCGCCCGCCGCCCGCCCTTGTTGAGGTGTTTGAGCAGGATGGCCTCGATCGCGGGCCGCACATGCGGCTGCGCATCCCCGTGCCGATGCGTCCCGAATTCGACGTACCGCCAGTAGTCGGTATGCGAATCGATCACCACGCCCTTGCCATCGGCGGAGTGGCGCCAGTAGTAGGAGTTGGCTAGCTCGCCGGTCAGGTGCGGGGTTTTCGGACTCTGCCGGATCTGCTCGATCACCTCGTCCGCGATCTGCTCGCACCGCTTCAAAGCGTTGCGCCGTACCCGCGCGGGGATCCGCAAACTCATGTCAGGACACCAGCCCTTCGATGTGGACGACGCCGGCCTCGATGTGCCCCTCGTCGTCCCCGCTTCCCTGCCCCGGGAACTTCACGATCCAGGAGATGGAGTAGTAGATGCCGTTGAGTGAGTCGAGGACCTGATCGGTGTGCACGAGGTCGCAGGGATCGCAGACGAGGCGCAGTTCGGTGCGGACACTTTCGCCGCCCCGGTTCCGCTCGATGCCGGCCTGCCGCCCTACCGGCACATCGATCACTGCCCTGATGTCCTCCGCGACGACGTGCCGATCCTGCGGCCGCTGCCCCGAATACGGCTCCGCGTACATCTCATCCTCGGTGCGGCGAAGGATCGTGATCGACGTCGTGGAGAACGGGATCACTCCGCTACCGCGCTCTTCTTCCCGCGCCGCGCCGCCTTCACCGTAGGCACCGTCTCCTCCGGATCCGCGATCTCATCAACATCGGCTTCCCAGCCGTTGCGGGCGACGAGGGCCGGGGAGACGGCGGTGCCGGGAAGGGCGACGGTTAGGAACCCGTCGCGCAGGGTCTTGTTCGCGATCAAAGTCATAGCGTCCCTCTTTAGGCGGTCGGGAAAAGCGTGAACGGATGCAAAAGCAGCTGGTCGAGGCCGGTGATGTCGAACGTGCGGTTCACCGATCCGACTGCGGCGGTCTTGAACCGCATCGGGTTGTCTACCTGCCGCGCCGCGATGGCTAGGGAGACGACTTTGACGACGTCCGGGATCGGCTCATAGCCGTGGACGCACGCCACGTCGATCCGCCGGAAGTCCGGCCAGGGGACCGCGCGGTACAGCTGCCCGCGCAGCGATGAGGTCCAGCCGGTGGCGGGCACCGTATCGATGACGACGGAGTCAACGCTGATCAGGTTGAGGGTGGGTAGGTTGAGGATCCGGGTGTTGTTGCCGTTGAGCGTGAACGTCGTCGCCTCGCGCGACAGGTTCCAGGCGCAGTGGGTGCGCACGGTTGCGGAGGCGGCGAGGACGGCGAGGTCCGCGACATCATCGCGGACCGGCCGCTGCATGTACGTCCGAAGATCATCGGCGGTAACTAACGGCTCCATCGCCTACTCGGTGCTCATTGACTTGTTCGGCACCGTCTCCCGCTTCTTCGTCTTCGCTACCGGCGCCGCCTCCAACTCCGCCCCGGCGGCGAGGCCGGATTCCAAAGTGCCGACCGGCACGGCGTTCAACTGCTCCGCATGGCGGGCGTTGAGCTTCGCGGTGTAGATCCCCCCCGCCATGTGGTACTCGAGTTCCTGCAACACTTCCGGTTCCTGCGCCACCCTCGGACTCCTTCGCATCTCATCGATCGGTGTGCCCGTATGGGCGATGCCGCTGCACTGATGCGCCCCGGCGTCGTGGAGCGGGCAGCCGTGATTGGTCTGCCCGCTCCGGACGAGGGCCATCTAGACGAGGTGGATCTGCACGAACGCCGGCGGACGCAGGACCGCGAACGCGGCCCGCATCTCCGCGAGGATCGCGACGAGGTTACGGATGAAGTAATCGTTATGGCTGTCCGTGACCTGCACCGATGCCTGCTCGCGGTCGTAGAGGACGGCGTAGTTCCAGGCGCCGACGAAGGCGGTACCGACCGGGATCGCCTCCGACTCGATGACCGGGAGTCCCCACAGGTGCGGGGTTGTGAGGGAGAACGGGCCGCCGCCGTAGAACACGTTGTTCGCGTCGCGCTTGAGTTCGATCTTCTCCCAGTCGATGGGGTTCATGACGTACGCGGTCGGGATCGCCCGGCCGCCGATGTTGACCTTGCGCCGCGCCATCCGCGTGATATCGAAAACGTCCTGCCCGGTTCCCGGCGCCGCCTGCGTCTGAATACCGCTGGTGTTCATGATGCCGAGGAAGTGTTCGCCGGTGCCGTTACCGGAGACCAGCTCCCCTTCCAGGGCCTCTTCGAGGCCGTAGCGCAGGAACGAGTCGATCAGGGAGCGGATCTGCGATGCGTCCGAAAGGGCCCGCTTGGTCGCCGGGATCCAGTGGGCGATCGTCTTGACGGTGGTGGAGTCCTTCTCGAACTCGAAACCCGACTCCGGCTTGAGGCCACCCATGACGGGGGTGACCGCACCGGCGATCGGCGCCGAAGACGTCGCCTCCGCAACCACTGCGGCGTTGTTGGTCGTGGAGACCATGCGCACGTATTCGAGGCTGTCGGAGGTGGTGGAACCGGATCCGACGATGCTGCGGATGGTGAGGGGCTTCTCGTAGTACGGATCGAGAAGGCCGCGGTAGTCCGGGCGGATGAGGGCGCCGGCATCGGTGTCGTGATCCGCGCCGGTGAACAGGCTCTTGAAGGCCACGACGCCGGACTGCACGTGCATCTTCTCCGAGGCCCGGCCGTTCGGCAGGGACTTCATCAGGCCGGTGAACTCACCGCTCTTGATGAACGTCTGACCGACGGTCATGGCCTTACGCTCCGCCGCCGATCCGCGCGGGGCGATATCCAGGGGCGGGACCGTCCCATCGTTGGCCTCGACGACCAGGCCGATGGTTTTGACCATCGCGTCCATCTTCCCGCGAAGCTCATCCTCCCGGTTCGCGGTCTCCTGCAACACCTCCGCCTGCTTGAGGTGGGTTTCGATCGCATCCCGCTCACCATCGGTGAGGTCGCGTTCCGCCTTCTCGGCGGTCACCGCGATCGTCTTCGCCGCCTCGCATGCGCTGAGAATCGCCGTCTTGTATGACTTACGCATATTCGTTGTCCCTCTCGACTGTCAGTTCTGGTGCGCGTACGTCATCGCGGCGATGTCGCAGCGGAGACGGAAAAGGGCGGCCGAGTGGCCGCCCCTACGTGTCTCTTCCTCAACTACTTCCGGCGGTGGATCCTCGGCCGGCACCGCCGCCGCCTTCGCGCTCAAAAGCTCCGTCGAAGGGTGCATCCCGATCGGCGTCGGCCCCACTTCGAACAGCCAGAGCTTGGTCAGGTCGGTGGTGCCGTCCTCGGTTCCGGGATTGGAGGCGAGGACTTCGTAGGCGAAGGAGAATTGGGTGACGCGGCGTTTGCGCAGCAGGTGGCGGACCTGCGCCGCTACCGGCGTCAACTCATCCCCCGCATCCAACTCCGCCTTGATGTAGAGGCCCCCGTTGGCTTTGACGAACGGGTTGGCCCACTCGGGGATGCGGGGATCGCCGCCGCGCATCTCCTCGATGCCGGTCACCGATCCGATGTTGAACGCGGGGTCATCCATCCGGTGCGACCAGAGCACGGGCAGGACGTTCCCGGATTTCGCCCAGTTGTCGATCGTCTCGGTGAAAGCGCCGTGCCGCACGATGTCGCCGCTACGGTCCTTGCAGTCGAAGACACTCACGATCGCCTCGAAGCTCGCATCGATGGCTAACCCATCGGCCTTCCCCTGCGCGATCGTGTCCGTCGACTTGTACGTGGCCGGGAAGCTCTTCGTCTTCACCGCTCGCCCCCCGCTACTGGTTTCGGTTTCGGCAACTTCCCGTTGCTTTCCTCGTTGCTCGGGTTGTCCGGTGCGGTATCGCGCGGGGAGGCCAGGCCGCCCTGCGTGACGTTCAAGGGGGTAATGAGGTCATCGGCTTCCGGGAGGTGGCCGAGGTTGTTCATCGCGCGCGCTTCCGAACGTGTCATCCAGGGCCCGCCGACCGAGCTGCTGATCGCGGCCGCCTGCTCTTCGAAGGAGCCGCGTAGCTTCTCGGCGAGGTTGAACTCGACGTAAACGTTCGCGGTCGGTTCAAGGTCCGGCAGGACTTGCCGCTCGATGTCCTGCGCGATCATGGTGAGCCAGGGGCCGAGGGTGTCCTGGTACAGCATCTTGTGTAGTTCCGGGACGTTGCCCTGCGTCTGACCCTCCATCAAACCGAGCATTCCCGGGTTGATGAAGTAGGCGACTGCCACTTCCTCCCGCGTTAGCCGGCGGGCCTCTACGTACTGCGCATCCTTCGCCGTGATCCCGGTTTGCGCGTACGTCATGCCGTCCTCGAGGACCGGGGTTCCGCCCGCATCCGCCCCGTCCGCGTTGTACTGCTCCCGCCAATCGGTGCGGAACCGCGCCCGCGCGTCCGGCGACCAGCGTTGCCCGACCGGGCGGGTGATGACGCCGCCGACCCAGGCGCCGTTACGCCACATCTTCTCCCGGAACTTGGAGGCCGCGTACTCCTCCGCGAGGATCATGCGCAACGTCTCGATAGGGCTGATCCCCTGGCGCGGATCATCCGGGTTGTATCCCCAGATGTGGACGACCTGGTCGGGTTCGAAGTCCTGGTACCCCCGCGATCCGGTCAGCCGGTAGAAGTCCGCCTGGAACGGGTTGTCCCCCATCGGCTCCATGTACCGGCGCGGGATCGGTAGCAGTGAGGGGGTGCCGTCCTCCGCCCGCCCCTTCAATAAGTACGCGCAGTCGAAGATCCCGATCTCACAGATGAGCCAGTTGATGAGCCGGTACTTGGTCCACTTCGAGCCCGGGAACGGGTTTTCGAGGAGCTTGCCGAGCGGGTGATCGGGGATCTTCTTCCGGTCGTTGTCGCTGGTGCGCAGATACGGGTCGATTCCCAACTGCGCGATGTTGCGGGCGAGGAACCCGATAACGGTGCGGACCGCCGGCTGCGTCTTGAAGATCTCCTCGTAGGTGAGCCAGGTGTCGTTACCGAGTTGCAGTTGCGCCGGGATCGCACTGGGGTAACCCCAGCGGCCGAAGTTGCTGGATGGGTCGATGCGGGCAATCTGCCCGGCCGTGACGACGAAAGCCATTCACCCGCCTTCCATCGGGGTCGCCTGCATGAAAGCGACCTGGGAACGTTCGATGAACACCTGCCCATCCATCGGGCTCGCCCTGTCCTGCCCCGGCTCTAGAAGCACCGCCTGCGCAAGGATGAGGAGCGGGCCGCGCTGGCGGACGAGGAGTCCTTTGATCGCGGAACCGTCGTGGAGGTTGACCATCACCCGCTGGGAGATGGGGTACGGGGACCAGAGCACGTCGGGGTGCTCCCTTCGGGGGACAGGGGTTGCAGACAGTTGGGGCATCAGATGAAATGAGCGGGCAAGAAAACGGCTGCGGTACCGGGGCTCCCAATCCCCCGTATCCGCCGCCGGGTGGAAGGTGAAGAACGCGGCAGTGCCGCGTCACTCAAGGGCGTGGGGGCTACCGGGCGGCGTTTCCGCTCAACCGTCGTAATGCCTCCCGGCCCCCCGCGTTCCTTCCCGCCCCGATGACTTCCCCCTACCGTGCTGGGCGGTCGGGGGTTAGTACGCCGATCCGCCGCACACATCGGCATACCTCGTACGGCTCTCCCCGCATCGCGGGGTATGCAGGGCTATACGGGGGCGGCGGATCGGTGTAGGGGCCGTTAGCTCAACTGGTTAGAGCAGGGGCAGTCGCGGCCTGGTACTTGATCCCCCCGGTCGGGGATCGGGTCGCATCGCTCCGGATCGGTGGTTCGAATCCCCGGCGGCCCGCATGGAGATTGAGCGAGGCATGACCGTCGATGGCATCACGTCGGTCCGCGACTTCTACCGCAGCACCATGTTCTCCATCATCGAGGACAGCCAGTGCGGGCGGGCGGCGATGAGGCACAGCGATCCGCCCAGCGACGAGGACATGGACGACTGGGTCCGTGATCTCGACAATGTGCGCCTCCGCTGGCACCGCATCGTCTAAATGACCATCAGCCCGTTGTGTTCGTACGCCGATTCGGTTTCCACGCCCTCGCGGGACACCCAGGCGTTGGTCGCCATCGCGGCCGCCGGAACGGCGTCGATGCGCATTTTCGCCGTCCCCCGCTCCGGCTTCTCCGGGCGGATCAGGTTCGGGTCGTACGGCGCATGCCGGACTTCGCAGGCATCGAAGCAGAACCGGGCGACCGGGTTGAAGTGGTGCCTAAACCGGCCCTGTTTGACCAGGCCCATCACTTCGGTCATCCCCGGACTCATCCGGTCGTAGGTGTTGCGGTAGGCCGCGATCTCCCCCTGCTCCGGGTCCAGCTGCAACCCGTCGCCGATCCGGTTGATGATCGGCCACATGGACCATTCATCGCAGTCCGCGCCCATGATCCGGAAATCCGTCCCGTCCTGCTTGATGTCGTCGAGGACCCGGTCGTAATCGATGACGGATCCCTCTGTGACGGTCAGCCAGCCGACTTCGGCCCAGCGGGAGAACTTGCCGTCATGCATCGCATCCAACTTGTCCAGGCCCTTCTCCGGGAGCCAGAACCGCCACATGATGTCGACCGGGGCGTCGATGCCGTGATGTAGCGGCGGGAACACGATGGCCCAGGCGGTGAGGTCGAACTTCGCGGCGAGGTCGAAGCCGGCGTAGGCGGTGCGCCCGATGAACTCCTGCCGCTTCCACGTCGGACTCAACCAGACGTCTCCGCCGCCGGCATCCCACAGGTGCATGGGCATCCATCGGGTCGACTGGGAAACCCATTGGTTGAGGCGGAACTGCCGGAAGCTGTTCTCCTTCGCCGGATCGTTGCGCGCCTCGATTGCCTCGTCCCGCAAAGCTTGCAGGGATAGGAAGGTGCCGAGGGCGGGGTTCGCCCGCGCCCAGTTCTTCTCATCCCACGGGTTCGCATCCTGCGGCGTGTTCCGCATGTAGACGAACACGTGCCGGGCCCGTTCCGGGTCATCGGCGATCCGCTGCATCTCATCGTGCTCGGCCTTCCCGAACGATTGCGGATCATCGCCGGCCGTCGTAGCCGCCGCCATCAAAGGCTGCTCCCGCGCGCCCATGGAGGTACGCATGGCCGACCACAGTTCCCCGTTCGGCTGGGCCAGCACCTCATCGAAGACGATGCCGTGCGGGTTGTGCCCGAGGTTCCCGGCCGCATCCGCACTGATCACCTCGTAGTAGGAGGCGGTGCGGGAATCGATGATCCGCTTCTGCGTCATGTTGACTTTCAGGCGGGCCATCAGGATCGGGGAGAGCTGCACCATCCGCAGCGCGACGTCGAACACCTTGCGCGCCTGATCGCGGTCCTTCGCGCATCCGTAGATCTCCGCCGACTCCTCATCATCGGCGACGAGCATGTAGAGGGCGATGCCGGCGAGGATCTCGCTTTTCCCGTTCTTGCGCGCCACCTCGATCCAGGCGATGCGGTAGCGGCGGATGTACCGCCGCGCCTCCGTCGACCAGACCACGGTGCCGAACAGCGGCGCGATGATGTCCCGTAGCTGCCAGGCCGTGAGGTGGAACGCCTTGCGCGCCCAGCGGCCCTTGGTGTGTACCAGGATTTCGGAGAAGAAGGCGCCGATGTGCCGGATCCTCGGCTGGCACACGTGCTCGTCGCGTTTGCGGCAGGCCCGGCCGTCGAACACCTGCCCGCACTCCGGCAACGGCCGGGCGGGTTTCTTAACCGCTGAGGAGGCGCGCGGCACCGTCATTACGCCGCTCCCCTCCACCCATGCGGATCTGTGAACGCGCTGACGGGGTCAGCCCGAATTCCTGCGCCAGGGCGCGCATGACGATCGCCGCGTCCCGCTGCACCTGCACCGCCGGGTTCTTCACCAGGCCGCCGTGTAGGCCTTTGATTAGGACCGGGGAGCCGGCGAGGATCGCGGACGCCTTCTGGTGCACCACCACCGCCTCGCAGTACGCGCGCAGAACATCGCGGTCCGCCGGTGTCGCCAAACCCATCACGGCCAGGTGCGCGACCGTGTAGTCCCAGATCGCGGTGACTTCGGTTGAGGTGGCGGGGGGGATGACCGGCGGCCCCTCCATCGGAATCGGCTCATCATCATTGATCCGATCCTTACGATCGCCGTGCAAAAGGCGAAGGTTCGTCGGCTTCGGCGCCGGGCCTCGTCTACCCATCGGGCAACCCTCATCTCATGTTCCATCTGCGGGCCTTCCCGCGTTCGATTCGCGGCGCCCCGGCGGGTCCCCGTTCGCCACCCATGTGCGGCCCCGGTCATGTACTGCGCAGCGCGCTCCCCCGCCGGGGCACCGCTAGTCCTTCAGGGCCACGGCATGCCCGGCGGAAAGCATGTGCGCGCCGAAGTCCTCACCATCGGCATCGGTGATCGCCCCCAACGGCCGCCCGTACTTGTCCAGCGAGTGGGAGGCGAAGGTGACCGCACCGCCGATCGGGAGCAGCGTTTCCGCGAACGCCTTGGCTTCCAGGCCTGCGGCGGTGGCGATCTCCGGGCTGTTGATCCCGATGATCCGGCACCGCGCCTCATAACTGATGTGCCAGCCCAGGTCAAGGAGCAGATGGGCGGTATCGCCGTCCACTATCCGTAACACGATCGCGGGAACCGACCAGATCACGGGCATATAAGACCGCCTTAGTTGCGCGATGTTGTGACAACATCGGGGTATGGAGTTGCAACGCGGGGTATGCCCCGGCTGCTATCAGCCCGGGAATGTGATCGAGGTGCTGTGGTTCTCCGGCCCCTGGACGTTCATCTACCAGCGGACCTGCGCCGCCTGCGGCTGGATCCACTGGGCGCCCGCCGCGCCGCGTATCAGCGCATGAACTACAACGAACTCGTCACCGCGCTGACCCTCGCTCGTTGCTCTCAGCGGATGACTCAGGCCGAACTCGCCCGGCGCCTCGACATGTCGCAGAGCCGGGTATCCGAGTTGGAAAGCCTGATGACGATTCCGAAGATCACCACCGTCTGCGCGTGGGCGTTCGCCCTGCGCATCGAGTTGAAGTTCGATCTTCATCGCCTGTACCCGAGGGACGAGGAGCGCCCGTGAACGACCTGCCGCACCAATATGTGTCCACCGCCTGTGCGCACAAGTTGTGCGCCCCGCTCTGCCGGCGGGTCTGCAAATACTGCCCCGCCGTCTGTGTTTGCCCCTGCCATGTCGGAGAGGATCCGGCGGGCCGCCCGGACAAGCCGTTTCTCGGGCAGTTCGTCGTCCCCGGGCAGCGCCATGGACGATAAGGATCTTCGCACCGGTACCTACGGCCTCCCCGGCGCCGATCGGCGCCGGGCCGTAGAACAAATCCAGCAATGGGCGGACGAGAACACCAGCCACGACTACGTCGTGACCGAAGAGCACCCGTACTCCGGACTGTTCCAACGGCGGAGATGGCCGACCGAGGATCCGGCGGAACCGGTAGCGACCGGGCCGACCGAGGACGGGTATGTCGTGCCCATCCGGTACGGCGAGGATGGCCCGATCGTCGGTACCGGCACCCTGCACTACGGCGGCCGGGTCAGCATCCGGTTGTTCTCCGAACCGGATGACTACCCCGGAGGTGATCGGCGGTGAGGGGTCAGCGGAACAGGAAGAAGGCGACGGAGGTGGTGATCATCCACAGCCCGACCCAGACCATCAGCCAGGGAGCGAGGTCGCGGCCGCGCTCTAGGAGAAGTCGGATCTCCAGTCGGCTATGGGGTCGTAACCATCGGGGCCCTCGATTGGCACCGTCCCGTGCGACTCCCATCGCCCGGCGATAGCGCGTAACAGGGCCGGCACGTCGTTGGTAGAACGCGAAGTACCAATAACGCGGGCCGGGCGGCCGTCTTCGGCGATAGACAAGACGATGGTGTGTCCGGCCGGCAGTGTCATGCAGATGCTCCGTGATTCTCAAAACCCGATCGATCCCCGTGGATGAAAACAGATGTCAGGTTTGGTCAGGCCGGGTTGGTTCGGGGTTCCCCGCGATACATCGCCGAGGAGGTGGAACCGCCGCCCGCGATGAGCGCCTCGGTCCGGTGCGCGGGGAGGGCGGAGCGCACGAAACAGTCCTTGGCCTCCAGCAGGTGGCGTAGCCCGGCGGTCAGCTCCGGGCCGCCGTCGGGGATCGAATCCGTCATGTGGTTTGCCAGCAGCGCGCACGCCTCCGAAGTGTCGCGAAGGATCCCCTCGGGCAGGTGCGTGAAGGCGAAGTACTCCAGCAGAGAAGATTGGGCGGGATGGATGGACACGAGGAACCTTCCGGACGGTTCGAAGAGACGAGTTCGGGCATGAACCGGCGGCTGTGCCCACGATGCGACAGCGACGTCGCGGTCAAGGTCACCGTCATCACCGAGGAACAGATGGTGATGGGGCTGCCCGACCGGACGATCTTCAGTGGCCCGCCGCTACCGGCCCGACTGGACTGCACCGCCTGCGACTGGTCGATCGAAGGCGGCATGAGCGACCTGGAAGTCGGCCTGGACGGCCGCATGATCAGCGGCGCGTTCGATGAACACCCACCGGAGGGTGAGCGATGAACAAGCTGCGCGAGCAGATGATGCTCACCGACTCGCTGCTGTGCTGGAAGTTCCCCGGGTTCACCCGCTGGATCGCCGTCGTCGTGGACGGCAACGGCGTTGATCACCCGATGGACAATGTCGTCTTCCACTGGCAGCGCAACGTCGATGAATACGTGCGGGAGCGCAGCGCCTTCTACGAGTCGCAGGGCCGGGCGATCATGTTCCGGGCCCGGCGGTTCGAAGGGTGGGGATGACCATGGGCGACGACGAGCTGACCAAGCTGACCGTGTTCCTCATCCCGAAGGCGTGGGATGCGTTGAACGGCGCGCGGCAGTACGAGGAGAACACCCGCACCGACACCATCAACCGGGCGCTGATCCTCTACGGGTTGGTCTGCGAGTTCCGGGCGCAGAACTGCGAGTTGCTGATCCGCGGATCGGACGGCGAGATCCGGGCGCTGCGCTGGCACGAGCAGTGACGTCGCCCGGCCGGGTTGACATAAACATTGTTATCGACCAACGGCCTAGAAGTACGTCGTCACGATCACGATGCCGGGGGCGCCCTCGCCGCCCTTGCCGCTAGCGAAACCGTTGGTGCTGGCGCCGCCGCCGCCGCCGCCCGCCCCGTACCAACCGCCGTCCGCCCCGGCCTGCGCGGCCTGGGTGATCGACGATGCGCCGCCGCCGCCGCCGTGACCCGGCAGGCCGGAGTTGACCGGTTGCGTGACTGCGGCGAGGGGCAGGGCGCCGTCCGGCACACCGCCCGTCTGAATGATCGAGTTAGTGATCTGAATGTTCGAACCGACACCGCCGGCGCTGGCGACGTTGGCCGTGCTGATGCCGCCGCCCGCACCGCCCGCTCCCGCGCCGCCGGTCAACGATGCGCCCGCGTTGCCGCCGACCAGGCCGGTAGTTGACGCCGCCCCCGATGCCGAGCCGACAGCCATACCAGTGCCGGGCGTCGAATTCAGGCCGCCCGCTCCCGTGCCGCCACCACCGCTCGCGCTGGGGAAAAGGCTGATCCCGGCGAAGACGTAGGTCCCGAACTTGGGGATGCCCGCCACGGAGCCCGGCGGGTTGCCGTTGGTGTCGTCGGTCGTCACGGCTGCGCCGCCCGTCGACCCCACGCCGCACGTGACTGCCACGGTGGCGGGCAGCGACACGGCGGGGATTGTCTGGCGCGAGACGCCACCGGACGTGCCGCCGCCGCCGCCCTGCCGGACCGTGCCCGGGGCGCCACGCCGTCCAGAGCCGCCGCCGACGCCGGGCGACACGCACAGCACGTCCACCAGTTTCGCGCCGGTCGGCTTGGTCCAGGTGCCGTTTCCGGTGAAGTACTGAATATCCACGCTCGGGCCGAGCAGTGTGCGCAACAGAAGACTCATCAGGCCACCTCGATTCCGCTGACGACCAGCGTCAACGTCGCCGCCACCGAGGCCAGCGCTTGCAGGGTGTCGGCGGCGTTGAGCACCAGGAACCCGGACCAGTCCAGGACGCCGGAGGCGGCGATGGCGAACCCGGTGAACAGCGCGTTGCCGGTCGCGTTGGCGCCGATCGACATGGTGAAGTTGGCGGGCACCGTCGCGCTGGTGTTGGTGACGTGGATGGACCGCACGATGCACGCCGTAGAGGCGGGCACCGTGTAATAGGTCGCGGCGGAGACGGTCAGCGCGACCGGTCCACTGAGTCGCTTCGCGGTGTCGGCCATTAGCTGTCGCTCCACTTCTGGCTAGTCACGTAGGAGGGGGCTGCCCCGGCCGCGCCGGTCGATCCCGTTGCGCCGGTAGCTCCGGTCGGGCCGGTTAGCCCGATCGGGCCGGTCGCCCCGGTCGTTCCCGTCGCCCCGGTAGGGCCGGTCGGCCCCGCCGCTCCGGTTAGCCCGATCGGGCCGATGGGCCCGACGTCGCCCGTCGTGCCGGTCGCGCCGGTGGGTCCCGTGGGCCCGGTAGGGCCGGTTGCCCCGGTAGGGCCCGGCACCGTCGATGCGGGCCCGGTAGGTCCGGTCGCCCCGGTGGCCCCGGTGCTGCCGGTCGGTCCGGCCGGTCCGATGGGCCCGGTCGCGCCGGTCGGTCCCGCCGGTCCCGGCACGGTGGATGCGGCGCCGGTAGCGCCGGTCGTGCCGGTAGGTCCGGCCGGGCCGATCGGTCCCGGGACGGTCGATGTAGGGCCGGTCGCACCCGTGGGTCCGGGCACTGTCGATGCCGGGCCGGTCGCACCGGTAGGGCCGGCGGGTCCGGTCGCTCCGGTAGGGCCCGGAACGGTGGAGTCCGCACCCGTCAACCCGGTCGGTCCTATCGGTCCTGTTGCACCGGTGGGTCCGGTCGGGCCGGGGATCGTCGATGCCGCGCCCGTCGCTCCGGTAGCGCCGGTTGGCCCGGTCGGCCCGATCGGGCCGGTCGCTCCGATCGGGCCGCCGTCACCGGTCAATCCGGTGGGGCCGATACCGCCGGTTGCGCCGGTCGCGCCCGTCAATCCGGTCGGTCCGATCGGCCCGGTCGGCCCGGTGAACCCCTGAAGGCCCTGGATCCCCTGGGCTCCCTGGGCGCCCGGCGGCCCCGGGGCGCCGGGGACGAGGGATACCAGGCCGGTAGAGGTGGCGATGGGGGCGATGTCGCAGAGGTCTACGACGGTGTTGCGGGGCGCGGCGAAGGAGAAGCCGGGGAAGGCGACGCCCATCCAGCTATCGAGGAAGGAGAACCGGTAGGTGAAATCGTGCGGATCGCTGTCCGGATCATCGGTGGAGACGAGGATCAGGCCGGGCTCGTCGGCCAGGCCATCGGTGCCGCGGATACTCCCATCGACGGCGAGGATGCCGTAGACCGGATTGCTGACGATGATGGCCTTGTCGAGGCTGAGATCGCGGACGTTGCCCGGCTCCATCGCGATGCGGAAGGCGCGGCCCCGAGTCGCGATCGCCGTGCCATCGGGGTTGAGGAACCGGGCGGTGATCCGGCAACCCTCGAAGTCGGTGAGGTTTGGTACGTCGATGTCGGTCACGGTCGCCCCTTTCCGGTTGTGTTGCCTGCGTCGCTAGTGACCTTGGGCCGTGCGTGGGTAGGGTCGCGGGCTATGACCGCGCGCGATGAGAAGCCCGAGAAGCTGACGATCGATCACGTCGAGCGGGGAGCACTGCCCTGGCGCCCGCTGGAGCTGACGGAATGCGGCCTGCCGATCGCCGGGCATCCGGTTATCACCCGGGA